ACAGACAGCACGTTTGCTCGCGCCTCGCTCATTTTCTTCTTGCCTGATTTAGCTTTCGATCTTCGCTTATTCACCGCTTTTACAGCAGCGCCTTCACCTGATACGAGGGCCGTTCTTGCCGCAGCGTTTCCAGCCGCTTTCTTAGTTGCGACCTTCTTTAGTGCCGCTTTGCCATATTTTTCTGCGGCTTTCTTAGCTCCGTGTTTCGCTACATATCTAGCTACTGCTGCTCCGCCCTGATAGGCGGCTATTGCTAATGGGCCTGGCATAATTACTTTCTCTTCTTAATAGGTTTAAGTTTGCCACCCTGGGTACTACGGACTTTTGCGCCTTGGATTCCGATAGGCTTGTTCTTCTTGAGCGCGGTCTGCTTTCGCGATGCTGGTCCTTTGTTCGCGGTGCGTAGTGCGGTGGCCGCTTTAGACCGAGGTCTGCTGGTAGTGCCAAGGGCTTTGTCGTTCGCGCCTTTAGCTGACTTATCAATAGCCGCTTGACGCTTAGCTATCTGCTTCTTAGCCTCGTCAACAGCTTTTGTTCCGTACTTCTTTACAGCTTCACGTGTTCCTTTTGATGCGAGCAGTCTTGCTGCAACGCCTAGTGCTGGTAATGGCATAATTAATCACTCTTCGGTTCGAGGTAGTCGAGGTCTTTACCCGCGATTTTCAACAAGTCCTCATCGGTCATGCGTTCAAGCTGCTTTGTTCCGTTGATATTGATGTTCACTTGGGTAGCGTTTTCTGGTGCAGCCAAACCGTGCAGCTTCACCAGGGAATCGGTGGTGTTCTTCATCTCAGTGGCGTTCGCTGAGGTGTTGTACGCTTCCATGTACATCATGTGGGCGTGCTGATTGGTGAACTTCACCTCTTCACGCATCTCCTGACGGAAATAATCAATTGCTTTCTGTACTTCGGGGACTTTTGCAGCGGCATAGGTTGCCTGGGGGGACGAGTACCCCGCACCACGGCCCGCGGCTGCGGTTGTCATACCCGAACTAATGAGCGAGACCAGCTTTTCTTGCTGCATGGTCAGCGATCCGCGGCTTATGCCCATGTACGGCATATGCGATTGGAACTCGGTGTGCTCACTAACTAGGTCAGTGGACGGTGACTCCTGGGGGTGTGCTTGATCCATAGAACTCTTGGTCGTCGTCAAAATACACAAACGCAGGAGCGCCATCGAACTCTCTCGATGCCACATCTGCGATCCATTCTTCGGCGTACTCTTCTGAGTGGCCGTTGGCGATAATGATTGCAATAGCTTTATCGTAGTTGTAAGCGAGCACTTCACGCCCGTTACGAACCGTGGAGCCGATAATTGCGGCGTCTAAACCATCAATTGCTACTACTTCAATATCGCTCATGCGGTATATTAGCTCTACTAATAATTAATCACAAGAAAAATCGTTGATTGTCTTGACCCACCAGTAAAAAAGGTCCTCAGACAGCGTGTGCTTCATCAAATTGATGCGGAAACAAACTAATTGAGTATTTTGGTAGGTGTAACCTTCTTCGCCGGATATACGATCTATTGACGCGTTGTGGTCTTTGTAGCCGGAGCCGTCTTTATGGTGGGTTAGGTAGACACCTGACAACGCACATCTGCCGTCCTGCTTTTCCCACAGCCGTATAACGTCTTCCGGTGTTATGTCCCAAACGATTTCTTTATTGCGTTTGCCGGCTTTGACAGATGACATACTGTGAGAATAGAGGTTGCGCAGGTAGGACTCATAGGACGCAGAGATTCTGGTCCGATCGAGCTTTTGTTTACACGCCAAGCACATCGTTCGTCCTTTCCGAAATACTGAAACATCCTGTTCCTTGTTACATGACCTACACACTTTGGTTGAAGTCATGGTTGAGCATATTAGCACAGCTAATTGTTTTGGATCATTTTTTTGCAAAAATTTTTTATAAAAATCTTTTCTATATCGCTCATCGACTATCTCCCCCCTCGCAGTCTAGACCACCCCCAACCCCAGATCGTAGTCATGGAACCTTGATCTCGAACCACGCCCAGGGACCCCTATCGATTTTGCTTACAGCAAATTCGGTCGGATTCGCAGGTGAAACAAGCACACCAACGTGTTTGTACAGAGGAGATATAAACATGAGCAACTTAACTTTAACCACCAAAGCACGCAGCAAGTTCAGCAAGCTAATCAACGACCCCCGCACACGGAAGATCGCAGCACTAGCCAAGGACAACTGGCGCGATGTAGCAGCGATAGCAGCGGTCGCTCTGATCATGGAGGACGTTGATACAGCAGCTGACATGGCTGAAGCGTCCTTAACCCTAGATGTCATGACAGCAATCACCGAAGGAGTAATCTAATGAATAAGAACCATCCTCACCTTCTAGCTTGGTGCATCGGTGCCTTCCTACTTAGCTCTGCAATCCCGTTCGCGGGATTCGCACTCATCCCTATCTACATAGTCATTGAGCACCGCAGGAGAGCCAAGGCAGCCCGTATCCACGATATGGCATACAAGTACGCATTCCAAGCCCACTACAACAGGAGTAACAAATCATGAAGACAGTAACTTTCAAGAACGTATGTTCGCCGAGCAACGACAAGACAATCATCATCGGCACCAACAAGAAGAACCAGCGATGGTTCTTCAAAGTGGACTCACGCAAGGCAGCCATGCAGGTCTGTAAAGGCATCATGAAGAAAGGTGGCAAGGTCAGCCTCGCAGGTTGGCAAGAGTACACCGCGTAACACGAACCACGCTCCACGAAACCCGATCCGCCTCGCGCGCATCGGGTTTTTTTATGACATCTACATTAATCACGAACGGAGAAAGCCCATGAAAAAGTTTACGTACCAATGGTGGTATGCCTACTTCCAACGAGCAGGGTACACGGACCGCGAATCACGGTTCAAGGCTCACGATGCTGTGGCTCGGCGACTATGACCCGCGCTCGGCACCTAAACAGGTGTGTGCGCACTTTGAAAAATGTGTGCGCACTTCATAACCCAATTCGCGCACACACAATTGTTAACGTTATCAACGACTTACGTAAATGTGTGCGCTGTGTGCGCTGTGTGCAGGCTTTTTCAAGTTCGTTTTCACATCTAAACGCTTTATTGATTTTATGTTCTAAATCGAACTTTGATCAAAATAAGTGCGCACACACAGCACACATCTCTAGAGCCCGCATGATTGCTGACTTTTTTGTGTTTCAAAGTGCGCACACATTTGCGCACACACTGCGCACACACCCCCTGTTAAGCGCACACATTCCAAAATCACGCTCACTATGTCCACTAACAAGTGGCTTATGTCCACTAACCGCGGACCACGGGCAACAAACCACGACCCACGCCTATCGATTCGCGTTACACGCTCATCGGTCGGTTTTTCTTATGAATTGGTTAATTCTGACTGATTCATTATTAGTTGTAGTATTATTCCGTAGGAGGAATTAGATATGCAAACATTAAACTTGAACGTAGAACGCTGGAGCATGGTAGAAGCTGAGCACATCGACTCAGAGCTCGACTTCGGCAACTTCGATCTTGCAGCTGTAGTTGATTATATTAGTCCTAGTACTAATGAGATCGACGATCAGCCCTGGAACTACAATCCATTCGACTTTGTTAAGCCGCAAGGAGGTCACTAATGCGTGATGTCTTAGATGCACTAGTAGCAGCTACTTTAACAATCATATTAATCCCAGCTGTGGCAGTACTACTCACAATCCTAGTGGTTCTGACCCAGCACTAAACCAAATCGCAGTGATACCAAGCCGATTCGATAACCATTACATGGTTATCGGTCGGTTTTTTTTATGACTTGGGCTATTCGGTCTAAGCACTTTTTGTCCTGGAGGACGCTATGAACAACGTAACTTTTATCGACACCGTAATCACTAACATGTCTAGCAACAAAAACCGTAACGGCGCTATTGCCAAGCTCGTAGACGCGAACGACGCACCGCTAGCCGCGAACCGCATCGCAAACGTCATGATCGATCTCGACGAGAAACGCCAGGCAGCACGCCTAGAAGCAGTGCGCGCAGGTACTCCAATACCAGAGATGTCTGAGAAGCCAGAGCACATGCTCTCATTCGTGCAGCAGCTCATGAACAACTGCTGTTGGGCAGCCCGCAAAGTAGCCAACTCTGGCAAAAAGCGCGATATGGCAAATGGTTTGGATTTCTCGCAGTCAGTTGCAGAGCAGGCAGGCAACATCGCATCAGCAGCGCTGGCAGATGTCGAAGTAACCCTCATGGACGATTTCCAGATCCTCAATGAGCTCCACTCGTACATGTGCAGTGAAATGAACTACATGACGGACCTCGATCCACTGTTCCTCTTTGCAGAGAAAGAGTGCGTCGACGAAGAGCAGCAAGTTTACGAGCACACTCACATGATCATGGACTTCAATGACATGTTGTCAGTGTTAGCAGAGAAGTCCTTAGAGTTTGGTGCGCAAGCGAAAGCCAAAAGACGTGAGCATGCATCAACGCACGTGTTTGGAGCTAAGCAAGAACCCAAAGCAGCTAAGAAGAAAGCTGCTTAATACGTAGGATTTCCCCTACACCCATCCGATCCTTGTGGTCGGGTGGGTTTTTTTATGTCCGCCATAGGAGCAAACCATGCACGAAGAACTGTTTCCCAATGTGTCCTTCACCGACAAGGTAGCGATCCACTTTAAAGATGGATCGGTTGTTGAGCTGAAGCATTTGTACCACGACGACTCTGAACTAAATGAGATCTGCTGGGCGAACGTGACCGATTGCCATGAGATCTAACCGAGGACCACGAACCATGAACATTCTTGTAGAAAACGTAAGCGTTGGGCTGCTTCGTGCCCAACGAACCAAGTTGCTTGATTTCCTAAACCCAAGCGAAGAGATCCAGGGGCTTATACACCTGCTCGATCACATGCTTGATAAAGCGGAGCGTGAATCATGAACATCTATCGCATAACCGTTCGCGAAGTCTGCTCAACCGAATACTCAATAGAAGCTGACACTGAAGAAGAAGCGCGCGACCTACTTTATATGGGCGATCAACAACCCCAAACCAGTTACATCGACGACTTCGAAATCATCCAGATCGAGGAATACAAATAATGAACCGCGAACAACTAACCACGAACATCAAACTCTATTCACTGCTCGGCATTGCCCAGGTATTTAACGGACTAGACGTTACCTTCGCCTGGTTATCTAAACGCTGCACAGATGCATACATCTACGTCACCGCTATGTCAGTCAAATACAGGAGATAACCATGAGCACTATCCACGAAAAAGACTTCCCGTTCAACGAACTACGGATGCCAGACGGTGACTACTACGACAACCCCACGCAAATGATGCATGCGGGATTCGAAAAATCACAAATGTGGTCAATCGTAGAAGCCGACTCAGACGATGGAGCTGAATACCTGGTCTACGGACCTGCTGATCACTACGTCAATCTGTACGGCTACATCGCCACGGCTGAGCACCACGACGGCGACACGTACTACAACGAATGTGTAAAAACCGCCAAAGAAGCTGCTGAAGAAGCTGCTTACTACTGTGAAAAATGTGAGGACTAACCATGAACCGTATGCCATGCAGTATCACCGACAACCCATACAGCGACGCTAGCGACTATTACGAAGGCGAAGGTGTGTACAAATCCAAACCTGAACCCGACCCCGACGACGCCTATGACGAATGGCGTCTAACCCAAACCCGATGCCCTAGGACGGGGAATCTTGAACCACTAATCACCCCATTCCAAGGAGACGTAAATGAGTGAGAAAGAAATCATATGGACCAAAAAAGAGCTGTACCTGAACCAGGCACCTAGCTTCAACTTCGAAAAGAACGCAGACGAACTGCTGCACCAGGCATTACTCAGCGGATTTGTCGACCAGGTAGGTGACGACCAATACCAGGTAAACCTTAACTACCCCGAACCGAGGACATTTCAATGAGCGCATTACAACTTGATCAATTCTATGGCAGCGAAAAGTTCACACGCTGGACATCAATTAGCAAAAGCGTCCTGACAGACGGTGCATTATATGTAGCAGAAACCGCTGGTGCGTTCTGGCTGTTCGATTCAATACAGTCATACC